GAGGGTGAGCCCGTTGGCCTTGGCGATCTTGCTGAGGGTGTCACCTTTGACGACCGTGTAACTAGCCATCTGTGCTTGTCTCCTCTAGGGTCACGTTGCTCATCTGCGCCTTCTTCATCTGTGTCAGACGTGCAGTGATAATGTCGCCGGGATCGCTCTGCTGGGTGGTCAGGGGTGGATCCACACTCGTCAGGCTGGCGTTGGCGAATGGCCCGCTATAGGTGGCCGCACTCGAGAAGTCTTCGGGGCCGGGTGCGACACTTTCGAGTGGCTTGATGACATCATCAACCCAGCCCTGAAGAGCGATGGCCCCTTCCCCGACGACGACCTTGCTGATCGGTTCGCCCTCAGAAACGATCCTGTCCGCTGTCGCCTCGCCGACCTGCCACGCTACGGCTACGCCGTCCCACTTCCCTTCGTATCGGTTGTAGAGCTTGGTGAGTTGGTGGTTGATAACGGCCTCCTGGGCACCCTTGTCCTGCCAGCGGGCACCCTCGATGCCTGCCTCGGAGGTGAGGGCAGCCCACTCGTCAGAACGGATGCCGTATGGCCCGAGGAGTGGCACACCACCTACCTGGCCGGTGACCTTCTCGTACATCTTCCGGTCGTCGGCAACACCCGTCATCGCTATACGCATCTGTGTCTTGAACTTCTCCAACTGGTCGTAGTAGCTCAAACCAGGCCACCAATCATGCTCGCTCCCTTGGTAAGGACATCCATTGAGAGTTTGTGGTTCCCCGCTGCCTGGGCAACGTCACTGACCCGATCGATCTCGGGTGCGTACTGTTCTTCGATGTATGCCTGGGTGACCGTCTGTGGGTCGGCGATCTCGAACTCCCCGGATCCGGCGAGCGATGCGGCGAGTTGCTGCTGGCTGGCGCTGCGGTACTGCTTCTGCATCTCGTCAGCAACGAGCTTCATCTCCCAGTCCTCGACGTCACGGCCCAGCGTGTTCCTCATCTGCTCCTTGGCTCGCTGTGCGATCGTGGCGTAGTCGGGGATGGTCGTCACTGTCGAGCGACCGCCACCACCTCCACCGCCACCGTTAGCATCCTTGTAGGCACCCTCCCGCTCGAGTTTGCGTAGAGCATTGAGTGGCGTGATGCCGTAGTACTCGGACCAGTCGAGCACCGTATCCCAGGCATTGTTGATCGCCTGGTTGGCCTGGCCGGGAATGAAGTCGCCATTTCTGAGCAGGCCCGCCGAGACCAGTCGAGGCTCGAGATTCGCACGCAGTTCCGATGAGTATCCAGACCAGATCAACCCGCCCTGTCCGGCCGTGTAGACGAAGAGGTCACGACCCGGCGTCAACTCGACGGACGTGTCGAAACCTTTCCTCGCAGAGGGCTGTAGGTCTGCCGGCGTCCACTGGTCGGGGTAGCGGCGAGTGTCCTTACTACCACCAAAGCCGAGTCTCGCAAGTTCCTCAATGGCAAGTTCGACTCCTTTTTCTACCAACTCATCCATGCCTGTACCCATTATCCGAACGCCTCCTCAAGGATGGAATCGATGTCAACAGGTTCGGCCTCTTCGATCGGTTCCGGCTCTAGGTCCTTACGGTAATCGTAGATGCTTGGTTTGATGACCTCTTCCCACACCTTTGAGAAATAGCCATAGTCTTTGTCTTTCGCCATCTCGTCGCCAATATCGAGAAGTGTCGTGTTGACAATCATTCGCTTCGCCCAGTTCTCGCCACCGATCGTGGAGCTGGCATTCCTCATGAATGGGAGCGGGTTGGCCGTCCTACTCCCAACATCAAGCCCGAGTTGTATCCCGAACGCCTCGTCCCACCGGTCCATGAACTCCGTCACGCCCTTCTGTGTCGGGTCATCATCAAGCGGCGAGTAATTCTGCCAGTCTCGCAGTTCGGCAATTGCAGCCTGGCGTTCAGCGCTCGTGAAGGTTCCGACCGTGGCCTCGTAACTGGGGTTGCGTTCGATGATGTCGGCTTTGATGATATCGAGAACTGCACTACGCAGTTTTTCGATGTCTTTCTCTTCCCACCCACTGAGATCTCTCTCTGCGAGTGTTTCGTCGAGCGTCTCTATCGCATTGTTGTACTCGAGATTCCCCATGCGGCTCTGGTATTCGGCGAGTTGATCCTCGACCGGTTTCGAGACTCGTTCCCCGCTGGAGAACTGTTCATTCCATGCTGGCGTGTACCAGTCTTCAAGTGGATCATCGGGGTGTAGGTAGTAGGCCGTTCTCTTGAACTGCTTGTAAACCTCGGGATTGTCCTGCTTCCACTCGTATGAAGTTTGACGGGTTGGGTTCTTCCCGGTCTCGGTCGACGCAGATACCAGTGTGGCTGTCGGGTCGAAGCCGTAACGATCGGTGAAGATCTTCGTCGCCGCTTCGTAATCCCCGGGAGCCTCGTCTGCGAGGATGTTGTAGTAGGCGTTGGCCGAATCCTGAAGGGCGATAGCCACGATTTGCTGGTCTTCGTCCATGTCAGCGATCTCGTCCGGCGTCCACAAGAAGAGCGGCCCACCCGGTGCTGCGGGCGCAAGGAATTGTATAACCGAGCGAATCACGTAAACATCTGAGGCCCGATCGGATGCCACCCTGAGAACCTCTGCCCTGATATCGGGATCGGCGAGCTCTTCGTAGGTGTACTCGCCCGACGTGAGGATGTCCTTTACCATGTAGCCAATCGTGTTATTGAATACCCGCTCGTCCTCACCGCCGTAGAACGTACCATGCGAGACACCGTTGATGAACCGCTTCAGCGAAGGTGAGCCGCCAATGGTTTCGGAAAGAAATTCGTCACCCAGGGTCTCTTCCATTCCGAATGGTGCCAACACTTTCTTCAACTTCGTCCAGCCCGGTGTGTCAGGGATAAAGCCTGCGGCGGGAATGGTCACAATCGGGCCAACAACCGGGTAGAACTGTCCGGCGACCATGTTGAGACTCTGGATTGGAATCTCGAACTTCATTTCCGGTAGGTTGTCATCGAGAAACGGGATCGCATCTGCTAGTGCGTTGACGATATCGGCAGCGAACGGAATGGCGAAGACCTCTTCACCGTAACTGTTCTTGTAGAAGAACCCGTCCTCCGCATTGAACTCGTCCTCGCCCCAATCTTGTGGATTGTCCTGGCGAAGTTCGTCGAACGCCTTGAGTGGACGCCTCACCAGGAGCGGGTTCTGACCGAAGAGGCGACCCCACGAGGTGAACAGCTCGAGCCATGCGTCGGCGAACGGGGAGATCAACGTCAGGGCGTCGAAGAAGTTCTTGCGTTCGGCGAAGTCGAAGAGCAGGTCCTTGGTGGCTGTCGCCGCCCATGACTTGGCATAAAGATCAGCGTTCTTCATTTCGCTGATTACCCGTGGCTGCTCACCCGTCTCCTTCATGATCTGCTTGACCCGACCCCACACACCTTCCTTCTTGGCCTGGGCGATAGCTTTGGCAGCAACCTCATCGGTCATTGATGGGATGCGTGTAGCCATTGCGTGCCAGTAGAACTGCTTGAAGGTCACGTTCCGGTTGAGAACGCTCGCAGGCTTCGAGACGGTCATGTCCATGAAGAAGTCCAAGATGGAGTGCGCCACGCTCGTATGGTCGTATGCGTGTGCGCTCGACTCGTACTTGACATACTCAGGGAAGTTCGAGGCTCCAGTTACCGGATCGACCGACTCGTCGAGCCTGCGTGCCATCTCTTCACGGAGCTTCTTGTACTTCTGGTCGGTCATGCGGCTGACGGCAACACCAAGGTCTTCAATTCCTTCTGCGCCTTCCTCGATGACCGCTGACGAGTCGAGAAGCCTTCCGGTTTCATATGACTTCAGAATGTCAGCATGTCCAGCCCGTGTGATCGTGATGCCTGGTCCGGCAGTATTGAACCAAGGGTCTGACGTGCTAACCGGCTTGTCCGCACTGTTCATCAACGCCCCGGAATCGGGATCACGGAAGACATAATCGCCACCGGCTTTCAGATGTCCACGAGCATTCACCCACTGGAGATAGTTGTCGAGCATCTCCGTACCCTTACGGAACTCGAGCGCAGCCTGAGGGTTCTGTTCTGCGATCTTGCGGGCGAGCACATTGAGGACCCTCATCCCTTCCGGGTCGGTCAACAGCCACGCCTTGGTGGCCGCCACGTTATCGCCGGCCAGTGCGGCTTCACTGAACATGAACTGCACGGTTGGATCTTCTGCGAGTTGCACGATTTCGGTTGCGATGCCGTCGTTGTACTCGGGGGTGCCACGGGCAACCCTTTCCCAGGTGTCCGAATGCATCGCACCCGTCTCACCGAAAGCGTTGCCGTGGAGCGACACGGTGTCTTGGAACTCTCTCGCAGCACTCATCCGATTGCCGAAGACATCATTCTTGCCTTTGCGGCCGAAGAGGAAGGCGAGGTAGGCGAGTGGGCTGTCGCCCTTGCCGACCCGTCCCGGTGCCCATATCGAGGCCAGGCCCGCTGCGGTCATGCGTCCCTGTTCGTCGCCGAGTACAACCTTGGGGATGTACCCGAAGCGGAGGAGCTTCATCGGCTTCCAGACATTGGAAAGGAATACCCTTCCGAGACGCAAGGCTACCGCATCGTCGAGATTTCCTCTCGGGACGAAATCGAACTTGACGCCATCGCTTCCAGTGATGCTGATCTTCGGGAAGACCTTCTTCTGAGTCGTGAGTACGTTCATTGCAGCAGTGAGCGTGTGCTTTTCGGCAAGTGTGCGTCGCATCAGTCTCGGGTCCGGCACGTTGATCTTGCCGCTGAAGAACTCGCTGATGAGTTGCGCCCCCGGCTGTACGGTGGCTTCTCCGTTGAGCATCGGCATGAATCCGGTTCCGGGGTACTCGCCGGTCTTGCCTATGGCGTTGACAAAGAACAGTGCTTTCTCGCCCTGTTCCCTGACCATCGCCGAGACGGCGTGGCGATACGATGCGGGAATCCCATCCATCTCCATCTTCATGTCGAAGGCGTCGTAGATTTTGCGTATCTGGTCGAAGGCTCCTGATCCGTTCCCGTTCGAGAGTTGAGAGAACCGATAAAGGGCCTGGTCGACATCCATGATCTGGCCGACGATATTCTCGCCGACACCTAGCTGTGCGTGAAGCCCGTCGATGGTTGAGGATTCGATGACGTTCCCGGCGCTGGTTCGTGCCAACTTCGAGTCTGCCTCGAGGCTCATGTTGCGGACAAGCCTGACGGTTGCCAAATATCCCAAATCGATGTCGTTGGTTGGGATGGCGGCGTTCGACTGGTTGTTGACCATACGCCCGCCCCAGGTGTTCCCGTAGATGTTGCGTACCTGGGCACGAACGCTCGTACCTGCCGCATCACGGGGCATGAACTCGTTGAACGGATTGATTGCCCTAATCCCACGTTGCTGAATCTGGTACATGGCATCGAGTCCGGTTCCGGTGATATCGTCAACGACCCTGAACCCCATGTCGAAAAGCGAGGTGACCGGCCTGGCGAGGAATGCCCTGGCGAGGTTGTCGTAACTGGCGAGTCGTGCCGTGGCGTTCATGTTCCCAACAAGGTCCATCTGAGAGACTCGTGGGAGGAGGATGTCGATAACCTCACCTTCGGTTGTTGCCTTGGCGAGTTGCCCACGCATCGTGGACAACCCCGGATGGTTCTTGACATTGGATAGGATCGTGTCGACGGCACGCATGGTGCTGGCTTCGGTGAGTGCCGTGACCATCGGCTGTGCCTGGGATCCGGTGAGGTAGCGGTTGGCCGCACCCTCCGCAACCGTCTTGCGTGCCCGTTGGGCGAGAAGGATCCCTGACGCATCTGTTTGTGCGTTGTAGATCGCATTGAGAAGATTGATATCGGGCTCGACACCAGCCGCCTTCAGCGCAGAGATCGCATCGAGGTTGTAGACGGAGGGTGCTTCACGCAGCCCCATAGCGGCTTTTTCAATGGCTATCGCTTCGATGGCACGCTGCCCACCCTGCTCAGTGAGTCGCACGGTGTTTCTGAGCATTCTGGTCTTGCCGACGACGAGCGGACCATAGTTCAATGGGTCTGCAAAGATCTGCTTGCTAAAGTCGCCTCCCGCAGAGACCCATTGATACGGTGTGGTCCCCGGCTCAGTAACCATGTCGGCATAGATGCGACCCCATGAAACCTGCGTCCAGTGTGGGCGACCCATTGCATCACGTTCAACAACGGTTGGGCCTTGACCACCGAGAGGTATGCCGTAAGCCTCCTGCTTGGCTTGCGATATCTGAGTGATCGGCTCACCGAGGGCTGCCTGTTCGGATGACGTTGCTATTGCTGAATTGAGAGCAATCGGTCTTCCACGGTTCGATTCATACGACATCTGCGAATATGGGGTTGCAAAACTGGCGTACTGATCGTATTCCGACCGATCGTTCTCGAAGTCGTTGTAGACCTGGTTGGAGCGAAGGGCAAGGCTCTTTTCGTATCCAGCCATCTGCTCCTCAACGTCGGGGGCCAGTTCAGAATGAGCAATAAACCCTGTACCGATGTTGAGCTCTTCGCCATTGAAGACCTTTTCGAGGGCGAGCCAGAACGGCTTGTTGCCAATGTTCTCCCCATGAATGTATTCGTCGTAGGCTCCAGCAAAGAGCGCACCAAGATCACCGGTTCCGTTCTCCCCTGCTGACTGAACGAAAGCACGCAACACGCGGTCGGTTACGAGATCGAGCTCTGCGTCAGCGAACATCATGAACCACCGCGAGACAGTCCTTACGGGGGCCGGCGTGTTGCCACCGATCCTTTCTCCCGGTGAGCGACCCCACCAACCCCCGATCTCCCTTGCAAGGTTCACCGGGTTGGCCGTGAGGTCGAAGCGGTCGTTCTGGTTCTCTTCACCGTTCCAGGTGAGCGCCTTCTCGGCCCTAGCACGAGCCATGTCACGGCTCATGAACATATGGATCTCTACGTCGTCGAGTGAAACACCCATCTGTTCGAGTGCCAATACCCCATAGCGATCACCGGGAGTCGACGCCCCAACCAGCGCCGCACGGGCAGCGACAGACGGCCCACGGCTGCCACCGGCCCAGCCCTCGAGCATCCGCTGGATGTCCATGCGTTGACGATTCTCGGTGGTGAGCCGGGCTTCCTGATGTGGGGCTACTTGAAATCTGATTCCCATCAGCGTGGATTCAATCTCTTGTTGAGCATCGCTTCAATGTTCGGATGCGGGAACTTCGAGTAGAGAACACGGAGTGCTGCGTCGGCGTTGTCCATCACCGGATCAACACCCATCGGCCGAACTCCCGCCATCGGTGATTCGCCAGGGCGATCGGTCGGGCCGAAAGCCCCATTCACCCCTCCTTGGGGTATTCCAGGCGCAGTCCCTCCAGCGGGGGATGCTCCCCCAACTCCTCCGGCAGCCATTGGGGCTGCGGCTTGCTGCGCTTCGGCTGCCTGTCGCTCTCCATAGGCTCCTCCGCTGGCAACCCGAACAGGCTGCGTTCGACCGCTCGGGCCGCCATCAGTACGTTGTGAGAGAGCACCGGGGCCGGATACAGCTGCGGGTCTGGCTGGTACACGAGCACCTCCACTGGGCATTTGGTACTCCTACTTCTTGTTGCGCTTGGCGTTGCCGCTCGTCTTCTTGACTGTCGGCTTCTTTTCGACGACGGGTTTCGGTGCGACGGGCACCTTTACCTTGCGTTCCGGTTTCGGTTCTGAAGCCTTGAACCACACCGCCCCGCAAGCGGGACAGAAGACTTTCGGTTCGGTCGGCGGGGTGTAGCTACATGCTTTGCATTTCACTGGTTGCTCCTATCGTCTCTGCATCTGACCGACGGTTTGGGCCCCGCCACCTGCGGATTCCATTTGGGATAGTATGGTCGATACGCCCGGTGGCGGCCCGCCCTGCAACTGTTCGGTGCCGGGCATTCCCTGACCGGCAATCATGGCTTGCTCTTCGGGTGACATCTGCGGCTCTTGCGGCGTGAAGATCTTCTTCAGTGTCTCGGTCGCCATCTTTGGGTTGTCCATGATCTCGACAAGCGCCATGTCCGCAGCCGGGTCTCCCTGTGCGGCACGCTGACCCAGCGACTGGAGGAGCATCTCCTTTGCCTGATCCTGGTCGATACGTTCGTTGACAAGCGACGGGTTTGGGAAATCGTCAAGGTTCTCCTGCATCGTCCTGCGGTCCATGATGCGGGCCTGGACAAGCTGAAGCCCAGCAATGATCTTCGAGTTCTCATCGAACGTCGCCATTGCGCCGTAGATCCGCTTGGTCCGATAGTCGCCGTTGATGTCCACATTGGGGGTGTACTCCTCCTCGAATGGTGCCGACCCCTCGTACCAGTAGACCCGCTTCGTCTGCGAAGCGTGCATCTTGTCTTCCCATTCGAGACGCTTCGTGTCGATGAGTTCCATCGAATGCTTGATCGCCGTCTGGTATTCACGGACGTTCTGGTCGGCAGACGACCCGAGCTCTTTGATGCCCTGGCCGGTGGCGAACGAGTTGGGTGACTGTCCGTCCTGGGCGACGTCGTAACCGGCAACGATACGGAACTGGCGCTCGAGAATGTTGATGGCCTGGAACGTCTGGTTGATCTGGTCGCCGGTCGGTTTCTCGACCCTGCCGCCGGGCTCGAAGAAGTTGATGGCGTCCCGGCCCTTCTCGTACTCGTCGGAGATGAGTTCGCCGAAGACGTTGATTTCCCTGAACGTCGAGTCCTCTGCACCGATCAGACCGAGCAGGTTGAGCTTCGCCATCATCGCCACGAGTCCGAACGTGTGTGTGTACTGCGACTTGAGTTTGTCGAACGAGAAGCGCTTCGTGATGACGAACGCCGGACCCGACGTCAGCGGGTTCGGAATGAACGAGAGCACCTGCTCCGTCTCGGTGCACACCACATAGGAGCCTTCGGCGTTGATGTACTCGGTGACCTCGAGATCACCGCCGTTGCCTTCCCACCCGCCACGGCCCCATACCGAAGACAGGGTGCGCTTCGGCTTGTAACTCCTCAGCTCTGGATAGATCCTGCGGAGCTGCGACCCTGGGATGCGACGGATGACGGCGACCTCTTCGGGCTGCTGGTCGGGGCCGAACCATCCGGGGTACACGTCGTAAGGGTCACGGAGCTCGGCGACCGGATAGGTCGTGTCGCCGTATTGCTTCTCCTTGATGCGATGCATCGTGAAGCCGTAGCCGGGCAGCCACCTGCCGATCTGCGGGTACTGCATCTCCATGCGTGACATCTCGTCCCAGGCCGACACGATCCTGGCACGCTTCTCCGCTTTCTTGCGAGCCGGAGCGTTGTCCCTGATCGGCAGCATGTCGGTCTTGAGGACCGGGGGGCGACCGATCTTCTGAGCGAGGCGCTCGAGACCGGACCACATGATGTTCGCCGTCGGCAGATCGACACCCAACGCTGCGGCGTCTTTCGCCGGATTGTCGGAACCCCAAGCCAACACGGCCTGGATGCCTTCGGCACCGCCGTTCATGACCGCCCTGATCCGTTCACGGTCAGAATCGACGTGGAGGTTCCTGATGGAGTTGATGCGTTCGCTGATCTCTGTGTAGATCATCGGTGTTCGTCCTCCGCTTCTGTGTCGATAATCTTCGCAGCCTCAAGCATCCCGTTCAACGTCCAGAACGGCATATTCGTCCCACGGAGGCGTAGATATTGGAGACCGTCGGTGTCGAGGTAGGTGACGACGATGGCACAGTCGACAAGGAGTTCGCCCTCCTCGATCAACGGTGATGCCATGCTACGGACCTGAGAGTCAATAGTGAGCTCGTCGTTCTCCATTATCGGCCTTTCGGATATGGCGTCGTCCACGGTACAGCGTTGATGGACGAAAGCCCTGGATAGGACTGTTCGACCCCACGTTCGACCTTCGACTGGTACTTCTGATCCCTGCCCCAACGCACGATCTGCGGGAACGGGAACCACTGGGCCATCTTGATGTCGGTCCGAACCTTACGGTTGGAAACCACGCCATCGGTTGTCCACAACTCCAACTGCCGAAGCAGGACGTTGACCTTCTTGCGTGCGGCGGCGGTTCCGTAGGGAAGGTTCACCAGCCCACCGTGATAGCGGGGTGCCATCGACGAGATCCCGATCTCGGGATCCTGCTTGTTGTTCCCGGTGAGGTGCGGCTTGATGACGAGGCCGAGCTCGAGGGCCAACTTCTTCGTCTCCCTCATCTCGAAGAATTGCCCCTGCTGGGCGTTCGCCTCATAGGACCAGTGGGTGAGTCCGTAGACGCTGAACCAGTACCGCATGAGATCCCAGGCCCCCTCGAACCCGCCGGCCTTCTGCTCCTCGAGGTCCACCATCGACATGACGTCGTTGGTGTAGTGCCAGCAGAACCCTGCCTGGGTTCCACGGGCGGCAGGGTCGAGCCCCGCAATGAGGCGACCGGGCGACAGCCCTTCGATCCCGATATCCCTCGACCTGTCGAGCGCCACTTCACGGATCAGCGGGATGTTGAAGACGATGCCCGAATCGGGAATCGGCTGATTGAGGTAGCGCATCTCGTAAGCCCCTGCGATGCCGAGTGCATCCATCTCTGATCGCTTCTCGACGAGCCAGCGATATGAGCGCACAACAGGGAACAGCACGCAGCCGGACTCGTCGTGACCGGCAATGACGTCGGGATCGAGGCCGCACTCGGTATGGGCCGAATCCACGATGGTGCGCCATGCCTGGTCGGTGCCCTCGAGTTGCATGATGTGGTGCGGGATGTCGTCGGGGTGCTGGCGTGAAGCGATGTAGAGCCAGGCGGTGAGCTCCTCTTTGCGGGTGCCGATCTCTGCCAGCTTGTTTCGGCTGTACTTGCGCTGTGCCAACTCCCTGGTCGTGTCGAAGTCCTCGATGTCATCGGTGAGGAGAATGTCGACGTCACGGGACAGGATCTTGGAAGTTCTCCCCAGGGCCAGCATCGAGGAGGACTTCTGGCCGACATGGGTTTGCTGGCGAATCTTGATCTCCTTCGCAGACCACTTCCGGCCAGAGCTGCGATCGGGGCGGTACCCCTCGTCTGGTGGCAGGGTGGCGGCGATCAGCTCTTCGTTGTTCTCGAGGTGGTCCTTGACGGCACCGAGCATCAGCTCCGCAACGTCCTTGGATGCGGCGATCCACATGATCCTGACGTTCGGGAACATGACGATCATCCACACGCAGAACCGGATCAGCATCTCTGACTTTCCGTGGCGGGGAGGGGAGAGGATCAGTTGTTTGCCGCCAACTGCATAAGCGACGATGATCGAGCGAATCCACTTGAGATGGAATCCCTCGACGAGCGGCCTCTTCCCCTCAAGACGGAAGAAGAACCTACTGAACACGGCATAAGCGCCTGTCAGTTCGTCGGCGAGTCGCTCGAACTCCTCTGTTCCCTCCCCACCAGGACCTAGCTCTTTGATGCGTA